GAAGCGAACATATTATCGTCGTCTTCTCCACCTTCTTCAGCTTTCTCATCAGCAATCTGTTTATCAATCATTTCAATCTCTTGGTCGTCTAACTGTAGAATATTCTTACGTACCCATTCTTTTGAGTAATATCCTTGTTCGATAAGAGCATCCATTTGACTTACCATTTCAAATCTTTCTCTTAGAACTTCAAATTCTTTTAGCTCAGAGAAATGATTATCTTTTTGGAAGTCAACATAAATGTTTTCTGAAATCATTGGCCAATCGTCTTCATTGATGATACCTTTAAGAATCAACTGAGTTTTCAAAGCCTGCAAAAATACTTGTGAGAATCTTTGACGAAGTCTTGAAATAAATTTATGGAATTTAACTTCTTCTCTGTTGATTTCAGTAGCACGACCGACCTGGAATCCGCTTTCAGATTCAAGACGACTTAAAGGTACATTCAATGATTTATAAAGTTTCTTTTGGAAGAATAGAATATCATCAATCTGCCCAAGGTTTTCACCTCCAGGTAGTGTCGTGATTTCTGTTCCTCTGCCACCTTCTCTACGAGGTAAGAAGAAATCTTCAAGCATTGATTTATGTTTTCTGTCGTCACGAACTTCACCGTTATCAGCATCGTATACAATCTTGTTACGATATTGAGACATCATATTTCTTACATATTCTTCTGCTTTACCTCTTGGAAGGTTACCTACATCGATATAAAAAATTCTACGTTCAGGTGCTCTAGATATACGATAGATAACTAACGCGTCTTCAAGCATTCTTAATTGATTTACAATCTTAACTGATTTGTGCAAGTGAGATAATACACGACTTCTACCGGCATCCATTATACCACTATTAGTATGAATGATAGCCTCAGGTGCTACTTTGATTCCACTAATAGAATCAGCACTTCCTGCAGAAGTATTACTTCCTGCAGCCTCTTCACTATACACATAAAATTCTGTTTCTGTTTCAGTAACTGTGGCACCGGTAAGTTTATCAGATTTCTTTTTAATCTCACGAACCTTTCTCATATTGATAGGGTCTACATAACGCAAATCCTTAATGCCTTCTTTAGGATTGCTACTATCAACTACAATGTGAAAATAAATCTTACCATCAATATACCATTTTCTGAAATAGTCTGCGCCATATTCTGAAAACTTAAATTTATTATAGATATGGTCAAATTCATTTAGAATCTTTCTTTTTAATTCTGTTTCGTACTCTAATTCATCTACGTTGAGAGATACTAGAGAACCGACATCAGAAGCAACAATAGCTTCATTTACAATATCGTCAATTGCCGTATCGGCTTCTGGTTGTTCAGCTGCTGCACGATATTTAATAATCATATCTCGGTCAGTATGCTGAGTACCTGTTCCGTCTATATCATAATATTGTCCGAAATATCCTCCTGCCGCTACGGTTGTTACGCCGGTGTCATCGACGGGTGGCACAAAAGATTTTATACTATCTTCTTTTTCTATTTCGTTTTCGTTTTTATCAAAACGTCTTTTTATTTCAAATCCGAATAATTCCATATCTACTATTTATAACATTTAACAGTTTTATTTATATAAAAAAACTCCACCCATTTCTGAGTGGAGTTTAGATTAATACTTAACCTACTAAGTGGTTGTATTGGATTCCCAGTATTGATAAGAAATCTCTACGGTGTATTCTTCAATTGCATCGTTAGTATCGTAACTTAAATCGATTGATGAAACGGTTGTTGGAAAACCTCCACGAATTGTGTAAGTTTTTGTAACCTCACCATCTTTTCCAAGTTGCTCTACGGTCATGTCTGCTTGGTAATCACTTGGATTTGCTAATCCAGTGTTGTTAACGTGTTCGTTAATACCATTTAGCCAAGTCTCAAATGAATTTCTTACTTTCATTTCAGAATCGTTAATAACTGTAATAGTCCATGGTTCAAATGTTCTATCACCAGCAATCTTTAATTGACGACCGCGGAATGGAACTTCTACGGTTGCGACAGTTGAAGCAGGAAGTTGAGCACCTTTCACCATGAAAGATGTGAACTCAGAATCCCCACCGGCATAAGCTGGAAAATTAACTGTGCATTTGAACAGATTTGGTCTTGCTCCGCCTCCAGTTAATTTTGCTTTAAAATCGTCTACTCCTAAAATAGCCATAATTTTCTACCTCCTATATTAAGCACCAGCAATTTCATTAAATTCGACTCCAGTGCGGGTAGCAACGAAGTTAAGTGTAATGAAGTTGATTGAACGTGCGGGTTTAATGAATATATCAGCAACGAATCGATTAGTATCAATGACCTGTCCTGTGTTGTTTGTTTCATCACAAACGACTAAGAAATCAGTGACACCTCGACGGCCTTTAACGTCTCGTAAAAATGGTTCTACGAGATTACGGAATTGAGCGCGAGTGAATTCGTCGTTCAATTCGAATAAAGAGAATTTAGCAGCTGTTGATATCGCTTTTTCTAAAGTAATGAACAATCTACGAACATTAATTCTATCGAAAGCTGATGCTTTAGGCTGTGCTGTTTTATCTCCGAACAATATTGTACCTTGACCAGGGAATGTTACAAGAGGATTAACATTAGCTTTGTATAATGAATCTCTTGAACTTTGGTTAGGGTTGAATGCTAACTTGATGACTCCACGTAGGTTACCACGATTGAATCCTGCTGGAGAGAACCATGGGTCATTTGATGCGTCAGTTGCCGCACAAAGACCTGCGATGTGTCCTGCAGCTGGAATATACACATAGTTATCAGCATATTTATTATAAACATATACTGGTGTACTATCGACGACAGCATAACTCCCTATGGTATTTCCTAGAGCAGTTACAATCTTATCGGCGTATCCTGCACTTCCATCTGTGATTTTAGCAAGCTTGTTAGCTTCTGTGGTTTCTTTTTCTACTGCATTTCCAGATGCGTTACTTGGCTGAGAAATGAAAGCTACGCAATCTTTTCTAGTGAATGCAAGTGTTGCAACATCTGTATCCAAATCTTGTTTGAATACATCGCCTGAGTCATTGAACTGACCTGATTCTGCATAAAGTAGATTTACGTCTACTGTATCAACATCTGCGAAGAAATCTAAAGCAGTTTTATAAGCATCTTTATTAGGTGTACCATCTTGTCCTAACGTGAATGATTTTTGATATAAACCATTTTGGAATGTACCACCAGCAGCTATATCATCAGCTGATAGAATATCAGCAATATCATTAGTACCAGCTTCAACTTCAGCAACAGTTTTATCAGCATTAGTATATAGACCACCTTCTGCGGCGCCTAATTTATTAATGAAGATATATTGTGATGTGTTGTTGATAACATCGTAGTAGTATAATGAACTGCCATCATCTGTTTTAGCATCAGAACATAGTGATAACCCTTGGAATTTTTCTAGTACATTATTTTTTGTACCTGATAAAAGTCCATCTTCGTCAACGACAAGAACTTGAATTTCATCTTCAGTTCCACTTGTCGCATCAGATGTAACAGCAACACTTCCTGGTGCAGCATCAAAATTAGTTTCCATCAGATTAGCACCATGTTTACCAGAACCTATAGTGGCCGGTGAATCATTTGTTGTTGTACGTGAAGTGCTACCTCTTGCGATAAGAACCTTTAAGCTATTACCATAAGAACCTGGGCATCTTGCAGCAGCTACAACACCAGCATTTAAGCCATTAGCTTCGAAATCGTCCTCATTAAGAATGAGCATTCTTCCTGTTGTTGTTGTTAAATCTGCAGAGGTTGATGTACCTACAGATGCGGTTATTGTTTCGGTTGTTTGAATTGTTGTCAAGCCTGTTGTTAGAGGCTGAACAGCACGAGAAATTTTTAGAGTATTGCCATATTTGAGAAACGCTCCAGCCTGTAATACAGACCCCTGGTGCGTGCCATCTGGCTTTCCAAAAACCTCGGTGAGGTCGTTTTCAGAACTTACTGTGATAAGTTTTCCTACTGGACCCCAGTTGAATTTACCAGTATAACCACCAATCGATGTTGATAGCGCTGGTATTACGTTGGTCAAGTCAAGTTCTTTGACTTCGACGCCTGGAGAGACTAAGAATCCCATAATTTTTACCTTTTGTTTTCAGTTAATATTAATATGTTAAACATAATAAGAGTTTATTTCATACTACTATTTATACTTAAAGGTCTTTCCACGCCCTCTGCTGCTCTATCATATCCATATACTCGTCATCACGACCATTATTTGTCATAAATCCAAAGTCTAACATCTCATCTTCTGATAATTCTCTATCTTTATAAAGCATTTCTTTTAAACTAATATC